CTTTCTGTATTTCCAGCATCATCTACCAAACTCTCAACAACAACACCTTGACGTAAATTATTTCTATTTACAATCATATCACCATTGTTATATAAAATTCCATCATTCATAAAACTAAATTCCTTTTGATATTGATTCATGTTAGTCTCCTATACGTTTAATCCCATCGTTCGTACTATACCATATATCATCGAACAATGCAACACACCAAGGTAAACAAACACAACATGGTTTACTTATTCGCATATCACCGAAACGATTAAATCGGTAATTAACTAACTTAAGATTATCTTTTGGTCCTCTATAACGAAGAAGTGCATCCAATTCTGAATGCACTTCGTCAAATCTATATCCATATTTCTTCGCCAGGGGATGCGTCCGAAAGTTATTCGTACCAACCGAAACAATCTCATTCTTACGAACGATGATAGACACATGCTTCTTCGGACGAGGAATGTCTAGAGAAATAGGAAGAGCAAAATTTGTAAGTTTTGAAATCTTATTTTCTGTCATAACCAAAACACGCCTGGCAGGACTCGAACCTGCAACTTGCGGCTTAGAAGGCCGCTACTCTATCCAATTGAGTTACAGGCGCCTAGTGTCACCTGATTTTCCTAC